CTTTCTACGGTCAGTAACATCACCCATGTGAATACAGGTTGTGATACCACGTTTCTCTAGGGTAGGAAAGAATACATCATCATAGAATTTATAGAAAAAGTCATTAATGTTTTGATTATCGTTTCTAGCACCAAAATGAGTATCAGTTATAATCGCAATCTTCAACGTTCAACACCACGTTCAGCAATGTCATCAATGTCATCATCCATAAAACGTTCTAGACCATCTTTTTCCTTTGACTTCTTTTTTTCATCAACTGTGGTATTCTTTGGTTTATAGACATCTTCCTGTGGAAGATTTTCTATTGCAAAAGAATATGGAATATTATAAGACCTTTCATCATAAGTCATTGTGGTCCATGACTGATGATCTGTTTCTTGAACAATTTTGTTTTTGACGTGAGTTTGCTTTTTCTCTTTTTGAATTCTACGCAAAAAAGCGTAGTAGATAATCTGGGTGAAGTATGCGAAAGGGTTCTTTGACTTTTCTGGATTGAAGTTTGAAGCATATTGTAAGCAGTTTTCGATACCATCTGAAATCATGTCATCCTTATATGTGTAGTTAATAAAATTAGGCCGATAAGATAAATGCGTTGCAATCTTCAGAAAACACTCACCAATGTAATTTGTTACAGCAGGTTTTTGTTCTTCTGCCTCTTCAGCAATCTTGCACTTCTCTTTCCACTCAACCATTGCTTGGAGAAACACTTTATTATCTACATAATGTTCACCCTTTTGACGTTTAGCCATAATTACTCCTTAACTGAAACTTTCACCACAATAACATGTTTATTGTTATTTGTCAAGTACCCTAAGTGACTTGACAATGCTGAAAAAATCTGTATAATAGACTATGTTGAGTCTTCAGTGATAAATCTTATCTTCACTATTATCTAGTTCTTCTAGAAGTTCGTTGTACTCTTCTTCTTCGATTTCTTCTAGTTCCTCATCGGTAGGAACTTCATGTATCCATTCATCATAAGAATTAAGACATTTCTCATAATAGATGGCAAGTCCAACAGAAGCTTTTGCCGAGAGAACAACTTTTGATTTTTCAATCTCAAAATATTTTTGTTCTGTAAATGGTTGAACCCATCTTGACAATGCAAGACCTTCAGTCATTCCTTCTTTTCTCATACGAGGAATAACATTCATAAGCAATGGATTACAGATTTCATAATGTTCGCCATGATCAGTTACTTCACAGATTATATTCTCACCACTGACTAACTTTACGATTTTATATTCTGTATCTAACATTTGATTGTTTCCTACCAAAGTTCTGTACCCCAACATTCAGTTTGAACTTCCGTAATGCTTGGTACTTTATGTTTACTTCCATCCTTCCAAATCTTTAATTGTTCTTCCCAAGTCATTGTGTCTTCATAATCCCATTTTCTCGTATCTTCATTCAATCGAATTGGTGATTCGTAATCAAGAACATACTTACCGAGTTCTGCATCATAATGAGCTGGAATCTTAATTCCAACTTCTTCACTATATGGAACAACTCTACTTAACCAAATCTGGCGCATCTCGTCATTCGTTCCACCACGAATTCTGTATGTCTGTTGATCTGTTCTTGTTTTATGTTCATCAGGTAAACCAAACCATGCAGCACATAGAGGAAAATAAAAGTCAACGCACTCCTGTACTCTTTGTCTGCTTTCGTCATTCTGATTCCAAAAGAACTTTGTCCAGCGTTCTCCGTGTGCAACATGAAAGGTTTCTTCAAAGTTTACCTTACGCAATCCACGAGCAAGTGGTGCATAACTACAATGTTGTTCTAGGTCCACAGTTGTGATATAACCAGCCCTGTCACCGTAACACATACTCACAACAGTTTCAATGTAATCCTCGTGAGGAAATTCTAACATTTGGAATGTACGCCATTCCTCTGGGTCACGCTCAAATAAAAACTCATGAGTGTCATACCCAAAGTCTTCTAGAAGTCTGTACATAACCTGTGCATGTCCAAGTTCATCCTGACATGCAGCAGACACAGCAATCTTGTCTTCAAGTGTTGGTGAGTTTTTGATAGCAGGAAAATAAGTTGGTAGAGTAACAACCTCTAGGTCTGCGGCAATATGAATAGTATTTACCAGAACATCACGATAACGTGGAGTCATCTCATCAGGGTCTTCAATCTTATATCCTGTTGCGAGTTTTTCTTGTAGTCCTTGTTCATTCATTTGAGTTTTACCCTACTGATTTCATAATCGAACTGTTCAGTTGCGTAAATATTTATGCGTTCTTGAAAATGGTTCAGTGTAAAGTTGGATTGATTTCGAAATGTCATGTCATCGGCAATATCAAATATCAAAACGGAATCTTTATTGTCCCCCTTACGCAGTCCACGTCCAATTGATTGGAGCACTCTAATCTTACTTTTAGATGGGCTGGCGAGCACGATGTTGTTAATGTTGCGAATATTAACACCAGTACTAAAAGTCCCATAACTCGCAATAGTGATAGAGTTTTTTTCATTTTCGACAGTTGCCCTAATATTCTCTCTTTCTTCAGTACTAGTATTACCATAGATAAAGAATATCTTTCTCATTCTATCGTCAAAGAAACCATTATCTCTGGCATCAATTACTTTGTCGTATAACAGTTTTCCTTGGTTTTCTACCAACTGAAACAGACAAAGTGTGTTGCCTGGAATGTGGAAAAGAAGATGACTGATAAACTCGTTGCGTATTTCAGATGTTCCAAGATACTTCAGTTCATCTGCATATGTCATTCTCTCACGAATATTTGGGTGTTTGAGAACAAGACATTTTATCTTCAAGTCTGCCAGTGACTTATTATCCATCAACTCCTTCGTTGTCGTAACTCGTTCTACAGGACCAAACAATCCCTCCAACACAAGTCTATGTGTCTCTGTCCCATCAAGTGTTCCTGTAAAACCAAAACGATGTTTACAACTATGTAGTTTACTCATAATCCCTGTGAGTGACTTTGCCTTAAATAAGTGCGCCTCGTCACCAATCACACAACCGAAATCTTCGAAGTATTTCTTTGGCATCTTGTATAGGGATTGCCAAGTTGATATCACAACATCCTTTGTGACTTTTGTATCATGTCCCTGATAAACTCTCTGGCAGTATGTGCCGGGTGACCATCCATAATCTTCGAAGTCACTATACATCTGTTCTACCAGTGAGGTTGTAGGAACAAGAATGAGTGTCTTGAGTCCTGCCATGTGGTAGTAACGAACCAGTGAGTAGATTATAAGTGACTTACCAGAAGCAGTAGGACTAAGGATAAGAGCCCTATCGTTCCCCACGGCATGAGAGAAAGCCTGAATCTGATAATCTCGCACCTTGATGGATTTTCCTTGCGACCTTGGTTTGAGACTTTTGATAAAACCTCTTGCAACTGAATCCACAACATTCCGCTCATTTTTTACTCCCTCTTCTAACTCGTATGATACATTATTGTCATCACAATACTTCGTGATGTAGTCAAGTAGTCCAACGTATATCTCACCATTTGCGGGTGAGAACAATCTTATCTTACCATCCCAAATACGTTTGCGATACATGGGCATGAACTTTGCACCAGGCACCTCAAAGGTAAAGAATTCTGTGAGTTCACGCCTTGTGGACTCAGACATGTCTTCCAGTATTAGATATACTTCATTCTTCTTAGATATACGCATTTTGTAGTGTGTGAGGTTCACCGTAGTGTCCTCTAACCAATATGTTCCATGCAATACTTATGCGTTCATTTGGAGTGGGTGGAACCCAATGCATAAGCCATGATGGAAAGATGAGTGCAGTATCCACAACAGAATTAAACTGCAACATACCAGAGTTATCCCAATCTGGTGTGTTTCTGGGTTTGAAGATTGTTGCAGATGGTCTAGGATCAAAGAACTGAATAGGAGCACCACTCTGTAGATAATAGACGCCAGACAAAACGTTATTAGAGTGAGTGTGAGGTGGATGTGAGTTTCCCTCTGAGAGAAGGTTTCCCCACATATTAGTAATCTCTACCTTCTCAAACTCGTATCCACCGTTTGTTAGAATGGTCTTTGATGTATCTATAATCTTTTCTGCTAGAGGACGGAAATAAGACATAGTATGAAGGTCATCATCCTTTGTACCATTCTTAATATAAATCATCATATTCTTCTGGTCAAACGTACTAATATCCATTTTGACTTCATGAATGGATGTAGGAAAACACTTGTATGTTTTTACATCAACCACGATACAATACTCCAACGTGTTCCCTTGGTGACAACCTCTGCTTCATGTGGATACATAAAGTTTGATGGGAACACTACGGCAGACCTAGACTTGGGTTTCATAGTTTTTGTTGCAACTGTGAACTTACCACCTTCGTAGTCATCGTTCAGATATAACAGAACTGTTGCATGTGGGTATCCATAGTGTTGTCCGTGACTGTGATGAATGCTGTCATAGTGTCTAGACATGAACCCACCTTCTGAATACCGATTGATACGAAAGTCTGTAAGGTGTTGCACGGAGAAATATGGGTGGTCTGTTATGTACATGTTGACGGCATTCACAAAACACTTCTTGAGAGGTTCATAGAGTTCGTGTGTGTTACGAATCCAGAACTCATCCATGTTCACTCGTTCGTCCGAATTGTCCACCTTACCTGTCTTATTTGCATATGTCGATTTCTGGTAATCTAAGTTTGTGCCCATAATCTCATCAGTCAAATCTTTGGAAACCATATTTGAATATTCCATAATATATTTTTCAATGTCCATCAAACGCCTCTTTCAATAAATGTCTTTTTGATTTCTTTAGGTTCAAAGAATTCGTATATCACTCTCTGTGCAACATCAGGATCATATTTTTTACAACTAAAGATATCAATGTAGAAATTACCTGTCGCATCCACAAAGTGTCCTGTAACATTACTTGTCTCAATCATCTGACAAAAACTAAAACCACCAATCTTTGGATCGTGTTCAGCAAATTGTGCAATCTGTAGAGGTCCGTAAGCTTTCATATCAATTTCGAAAATAAGTTCTCCTACGAAATAACTAATATTTCCTTCACTAGAAATCTTTTCGATGTTGCCAGACTTACAATCAAATAGTGTGTGATAACCCCAAATCATATCATTCCAGCCTCAAACTTCTTCCAATCAGTTGCATTACGAATATCCCACCCACGATTGTCAATGGACTTGATAATACCCTTGCAGTAATCCACACAGGTTTCATAATATCCAATCTTGTTCTGTAGGCGTAAAATATCCTCATCTGACTGTATATACATTTGCAAGTCAGTTTTCATAACCTTTATGTCAAAGGGTTTTGCAGCATAGACCTTTGCATCTGCCTTACCACCATAGTACTCCCACTTCTCACGATAGAGTTGTTGGTGGTCTGTCCGTGCTTTGATGAGCATCAGTTCGAAGTCCGATTTGAAATCTAACCACTTCTGTTTGATAACTTGGTTCTTGTAGGATTCTTGATCAATGTGTTCATCATTTGTAACTGGAAGGTCTTCTTTTGCAATACGCTTCAATTCATCTAAATTCATGTTTATCCCATATTAAAAAAAGTGAGCAGAGTTGATTGTACTCTCTTTGTGTATATTGACCCTAGTGAGGCTTGCCGAGGTGTCACTAGAAATTAAGTCTCAGATTTAATAAATGTTAAAGTTTATCGCATCTGCTCGTTTTTATTTATACTAATTATTTTTTGACAAGTTCAATGTTGAAAGCAATACTGATTCTTTTATTTTCATCCTGTTGCGGCATCACACCATGCATTAAATGGCTTGGAAACATCACCATATTACTCGTTTCAGTTCTCACATAAATGTATGGAGTATTACGAGAACTGAGTTTTTTCAGTGGTGGTTGTTTCATCATATCTGCAATTGGAGATTTAAAAACCAAAGGACCATCCATCTCATTTGATGTTGGGTAATAGATACCGCTTATATCCGAGCCTGGATGATTATGAGTCTCCTGAGTATTTCCCTTTTCATAGGCGTTTAACCAACAGTCTCGAATCTTCAGCCTGTAATTCTCTAAATCATAATCCATGTGTTCACAGAGAACTTTTGCATTTTCAAGTATCGGTTTCTTGAGTTCTCTAAACTCTTTCCTATTCAATAAATTATCATGGATACCTGATACATATAATTCACAAGCCCAGTTCACTGGTTTTTTATTTTCATTCTCTTTCATAAAAACATCTATGTTATCAACGATGCTTTTATTAAAGTCTTCCATATTTTCAATCTTTTTTTGTAACACTGGAATTGTAAAAAATCCATTGATATTCAAACGATTCATCATATACATAATCTAAAAACTCCTAATCTGGAACCCTCGCAAAATTGTTACTATAATTTTGTTGAATATAATCATATGCCTCATTCATGGCAGTATTATATTCATCTTCCGTGTATGTATCGCTAAAATTATCCATTGCAGACTGTCTTGCATCAAAAATTGAAGTCTCAGGTGTAAAGTTTGGATTTGGTAAATTTTCTTTGCCAATCTCAATGTATTTTGATAGTAAAAAGTCATATGGTTCAGCCATGATTTACTCCTTAATAATATGCATTTTCAATATAAACCCACTCAGCAGTATCTTGATGCCAAATACCAAGATCGGTATTGTTTGTCATAAACACAGGCCAGACCGTTGTAGATGATGTGGATGTAAATGTATGTATTGCCTCTCGTTTTCTTCTCACGGTATGGCTGCCATCTGAATTAGAAAAGTCAATTGTAATAGTATCCATTGCAATATCTGAACCACTTGTATAAAGTCTTACTGTTCGATATAAATCTGGATTACTTCCACTTCTATCTTGACCGCAAGCATACTTTGAATGGTTGCCTAGGTTAGAGATGCCATCCAACTTTTTAAAAAAACATTCTCCCGCTGGTATAGATGTTCCACCATCAAAAGCTACTGAACTGCCGACAGTTGCTGTACCACCTGACCATGTAATTGGAAATACTGCTGAGTTAGCTGGATTGGCCGTATCTAGGTGTATCAAAACATTACCCCAAGTTGTGGCCAGTAAAACAGGTCTTGCAGTACTACCAGTATGTGTTGGTAGAGTTACTGCGCTGTCATTATCTGTTTTTGTTATTGCTCCACTTGCTGAACCTGTCCAAGACATATGATTGATGTCAACCCGTGTCGTTGCATCAGTAAACGTATTTGAGTCAGCATTATTTAAGAATATAA